CGTCGCGCCACGACCGGCGCCGTCTATCTTGATGCCGAATACACAGTTCTTGAGGGCCCTTATGCCCGTCGCAAAATCTGGTCGCTGATCGGGCTCTACAGCCCGAAGGGTCCGGAGTGGGGCAATATGGGGCGTGGCTTGGTCCGGGGCATGCTGAACTCGGCCCGCGGCGTGTCTGACAAGGACAACTCTTCAGAGGCTCAGCTCCGGCGCCGTATCAACGGCTTTGGCGATCTTGATGGACTTGAGTTTGTCGCGCGCATTGACATTGGCCAAGACACAAATGGCGATGACAAGAACGAGATCCGCGCCGCCGTGACGCCGGATCACCGCGACTATGCCGCGGTGACGGGTGCGGTCACGCCGCAAACGCCTGTGGCCTTGTCGCAGGGCTATGCGCCCCAGCAGTTCGCAGCCGCCCCCCAAACCATGCAGCCCGCGTCCGCGCCCGGCAATCCCGGCCGGCCGAGCTGGGCGAAGTAAGGGGGATTGGCCATGCGTCTGCGTCCCCGCCAGAAGACCTTCGTTGAGCGCAGCCTGGCTGCGCTCGCCTCCCGCGGCAACACTCTGGGTGTCGCGCCCACCGGCGCCGGCAAGACGGTCATGCTCTCGGCAGTCACCGGTGAGTTGATCTGCGACGGCGCCAAGGCTTGCGTGCTGGCTCATCGTGACGAGCTGACGGCGCAGAACCGCGCCAAGTTCCAGCGCGTGGTGCCGGGTGTTGCCACATCGGTGATTGATGCCACCGAGAAGTCTTGGGACGGACAGGTCTCTTTCGCGATGGTTCCTACCCTGGCGCGCGCCTCGAACCTCGCCGACATGCCGCGCCTCGATCTGCTCGTCATCGACGAAGCCCATCACGCTGTTGCCGATAGCTATCGCCGCATCATCGACCGGGTCCGCGAAGCCAACCCCGATGCCCGCATCTTCGGGGTCACAGCGACACCGAACCGGGGCGACAGGAAGGGGCTGCGGGAGGTCTTCGACAACGTTTCCGACCAGGTGCGGCTGGGCGAGCTGATCGCCTCGGGCCACCTCGTGCCACCGCGCACCTTCGTCATCGACGTCGGCGTGCAGGATGAGTTGCGGTCTGTCCGCAAGTCGATGTCTGATTTCGATATGTCTGAGGTGGCGGACATTATGGACCGCGCGCCCGTTACCGAAGAAGTAATCCGCCATTGGAAGGAGAAGGCCGGCGATCGGCAGACGGTGGTGTTCTGCTCCACCGTCGCGCATGCCGAGCACGTTACCGATGCATTCCGGGCGGCGGGCGTTTCCGCTGCGCTGATTCACGGCGACCTGGCGGCCGAGACACGCAAGGCGATCCTCGCCGACTACGCCGAGGGCAGCATCTGCGTCATCGTCAATGTGGCCGTGCTGACCGAAGGCTGGGATCACCCGCCCACCTCCTGCGTCGTGCTGCTGCGCCCCAGTTCCTACAAGTCCACGATGATCCAGATGGTCGGCCGGGGACTGCGCACGGTTGACCCAGGGGAACACCCAGGCATCGTAAAGACCGACTGCATTGTGCTGGATTTCGGGACCTCGAGCCTGATCCACGGCACACTGGAACAGGACGTCGACCTCGAGGGCAGGACAGAGGGTGGCGACGCGCCCACCAAGACCTGCCCCTGTTGTGAGGCGGACATTCCTCTCGCTTCCACGGAATGCCCGCTCTGCGGTGAGGCCTTCCCACGTGAGGAGGAGGGGGCCGGCGAAGGCAACGCTGCTGCGCCTTTGTCAGGCTTCATGATGACCGAAATTGACCTCTTGGAGCGCTCGAGCTTCGCTTGGGTCGATCTCTTTGGAACCGACGACGCATTGATGGCGGCAGGCTTCAATGGCTGGAGCGGCATCTTCTGGAAGAATGGCGTCTGGTACGCGATCGGTGGGGCCAAGGGCGTGCGTCCGCATCTTCTTGGCATCGGCGAGCGCAGTGTGTGCCTTGCTCAGGCTGATGACTGGCTGAACACCCACGAAACCGATGAGAGCGCCTTCAAGACGCGCGGCTGGCTGGGGCAGCCCCCGACTGAAAAGCAGCTGAAATACCTGCCACCTGAATGCCGACATGACTTTGGCCTGACGCGCTATCGCGCCTCGGCGCTTATGACCTTCGGTTTCAACAAGCAGGGCATCAGCCAGCTGATCAACAGCGCGGCAGCCCCGGACCGGAGGGCGGCATGATCCATGACGGTCGCCGACACTATCAGCGCCGCGGAGCGGCGCAAACTCTGGCACCCGCGTGGGGCGCTGTGTGCTGTCTGCAGGCAACCCACCCGTGGTTTTGGCTGGTTCGACCCGGTTCGTTCGAGACGGCCCCGGCCATCGGTCTGGTTCTGCTCGATGCCCTGTCAGTCCCATTGGACGCGATTGGCCAGGGAGCGTTTCGCCATGGTTGATCTCACCGACGAAGAGCGCGCCGCGATCACAGCCACCATGAAGCGCGTGGCGCTGCTGATGGACGAGATCGGCTGGGGCACATCGCTGGCCGATCTCTCCGAGGCGCAGGTGCGCTCTCTAATCGAGGAAGCCGTCGAAGGTTTCCGGGACGCAATGTCCGACATCGCAAAGGCGAGCGCGCTAGAGGTGCCATTTTGACCTTGGACTTCAACCACAAGCCCAGCTTTGCCGATCGTGTCAATGAAGCTGTGGACCGCGCACTCACCGCCGATCAGGCCACGCGGACGCCCCGCGATTATCTTGGGGGGTCCCGCCTCGGTCATGCCTGCGAACGCGCACTGCAGTTCGAACTCACGGCAACACCCAAGGACGATGGCAAGGACTTCAGTGGTCAGTCGCTGCGCATCTTTGCCATCGGGCATGTCCTTGAAGACCTCGCTGTCGTGTGGTTGAGGCAGGCAGGGTTTGATCTCTTCACCCGCAAGGGCAATCGCCCCGATGGTGGTCAGTTCGGCTTCTCGGTCGCGGGCGGACGCATTCGGGGCCATGTCGATGGCATCATTGCCGCCGGGCCCGAAGGCTTTGGTCTCGCCGTCCCCGCGCTCTGGGAATGCAAAACCATGAATGCGAAGAACTGGCGGGCCTGCGTCAAGGACGGCGTGACCAAGTCCAAACCAGTCTACGCTGCCCAGATTGCTTTCTATCAGGCTTACATGGAAACGAGCGTGCCCGGCATCAGCGCCGCGCCCGCGGTCTTCACGGCGATCAACAAGGACACGGCCGAACTTCACCACGAGCTGGTGCTCTTCGACGCCGATCTCGCGCAGCGCATGTCCGACCGGGGCGTGCGGATCCTACAGGCGACCGATACGGGTGAGTTGCTGCCTCGCATCGCGACCACGTCCGACTTCTTCGAATGCCGCTTCTGCCCGTGGTCTGAGCGCTCCTGGGGGTTGCCCGTATGAGCGATGACAGCGTCCTGCATTTCAACCCTTGGATGGACTTCAACGACGGCCTGCCGTCCGAAAACCCTTTCGGCTGCGACCCTGATCCTCACCAGATCGCTGTGTTTCTCGACACCGTTTATAGCTGGTGTGAGGGGCTCATCCCGCTGAGGGGCTTTGTCGACAAAGGGCAAGGCCGGGATGGCAAACCGCATAACATCTGGATCTCGGCCGACGACACCGCGCCCGAGAAACTCGCAACCTTCGCAGCCTGGGCAAACCGCGAGGGCGCCGCTGTCTATGTTATCCCGGGCACAGTTGCCGAGCAGGGACACGCCCGTGCCTCAGATGTTCTGCATATGCAGGCCATTATTGTTGACCTTGATGCTGGAGACATTCCAGCCAAGCTTGAGCATGTTACCCGCCACCTCGGAACGCCCACCCTCGTGATTGAAAGTGGCGGCCGCACGCCTGAAGGGGCGGCCAAGCTTCATGTGTGGTGGAAACTCACAGAGCCGGCGGAGGGCGACGATCTAGCCAACCTGTGCCGTTTGCGGGGCGACATCGCCGTGAAGGTTGGTGGCGATACCCATTTTCGCTCAGCGCACCAGCCGATCCGGGTCCCAGGCACAGTTTATCATAAGCACGGGCACCAGCGCCTCGTGCAGATCCGCGAACATCGCGACGTCGAGATTGAGCTTTCGGATTTGGCCGAACGGGTCGCCGAAATGCCGCCACTGCCTGGTGTGGGCTTCGCGAGCGATACCACATCTGTGCCCTCCAAACCCACACTAGAGGCCGTGTTGACGACGCCGGTCCGGGAGGGCGCTGCTGACGACTGGTCACGATTTCAGGGCGCCAGCGCTGCTATCGGACATTATGTTCGTCTGGTCCATGAAGGCCGCTTGGATCCGCTGGAAGGCTGGGAAGCCATCTGCGGCTACAACGCTGCCATGCTGCGCCCGTCCTGGCCGCTGGACCGACTGCAGGCCGAGTCCGAGCGTCTCTGGGCGCTACATGTCAAAAGAAACGGCCCACCGCTCCTGCGACTGCCTCGTGCGGATACACCTGCCGGGCCATTGCCGGCCTTCAGTCTCGGCGCACTGCTGGATGATACCAGCCCGATGCCCGAGGACATCATTGCACCACGAGTTCTGACGCCTGGCGGCCTTCTTGTGCTGGGTGGTGCACCCAAGGTGGGCAAGAGCGATTTCCTGATTTCCTGGCTCGTGCATATGGCAGCTGGCGTGCCGTTTCTCGGCTTCACGCCGCCCCATCCGCTGCGCGTGTTCTACCTGCAGGCCGAAATCCAGTACCATTACCTGCGCGAGCGCATACACCAAATAGCGCTGCCAGCAGCCGTGATTGCCGCTGCGCGCGATACTTTCATCGCTACGCCAAAGCTGAAAATCCTGCTTGATGCCGAGGGCGTCGCCCGCGTGGCAGAGGCGATCCACGCCGCCTTTCCAGAGGCTCGGCCTGACGTCATCGTCATCGACCCGATCCGCAATATCTTTGATGGCGGCCCTGAGGGCGGCGGTGAAAACGACAATACCGCCATGATGTTCTTCCTAAGGGATCGCGTGGAGCCCCTGCGCGAGGCGGTCAATCCGGACGCCGGCATCATTCTCGCCCACCACA